AGAATTAACCCTTGACAGTGGCGCGAGGGTTTTATTCAGCTATGAGACACCCGTAGCAGGGTGGGATGATGACGGAGCATTCCGAACTATGGAGCACTACTCACCCACCACGACACGCCATATCAACCAATATCTAGGCGGTAAGGATGTAGGGTACAAGGTCTGTCAAGAATTCATTAATAGATTAGTAGGATAAAGGAGAATAAAATGAGGCACAACCTAATTACACCTGATTCACCTAGATATATAATTGAACGCAGAATAAAATACCATCAGACAATGAAAGATTTTTATTCAACTAATGCAAGAAGTAAGAGAGAACAACAAAAAGAAATCAACTACTTGACTCAACTTTTAGAGGAGAAATAAAAAATGGAAATCACAATCGAAGCAAAGGATGTATACGGGCGGACGCTGTATTATCCGGCATGTGAGAGGGCGGAGTTGTTCGCCCAACTCACCAACAAGACAACGCTCACGCCTGAGACGCTGGCAATAGCCGAGCAGTTAGGATACACTATCAACATCAAACAACCAACTTGGAGGTAACACGATGAAACAAAAGCTACTTAAAAAATTAAATGAGGTTAACTGGCTGTTAAACTTTGACTCCAACAAGGAGTTAGAACTGGACTATGAAATGAATTATTATCAACGAGGATGGCAGTTAACCTTAAATTCAAAAGATATCTATCACAGGGTTAGCGGACAAGAAATGTTAACTTTTCTTGATGGGTTAATTGAAGCTGATAAACTGAATCCCCAACGTCTAAGGAGTAAGTAAGTAATGACATACACAGAGAGCAGGAAATCTTATAGCATTAGAACCAAGAACGGAGAGCCTATCATTACGTTTCAAGATGAGCATGAGGCGATGCGATACTGGCGAGACATCGAAGAGCTAGTGATGGAGCATGGACACATCATGTGTGTAGATGAGACAACCATTGTATCAAAGGAGATAGAGTTATGAGTTACGATTATGATTACGGAGATGCGATATTCAATGAGGCTACCGAGGAAGCCGGTGGCTACGTTGTATGGGTCGGGCATAGGGGTACCCTCTACGAGGAGGAGGTAAGGGCGTGTGAGGCTTATGACGACCTTACAGAGGGCATGACAGAGGAGGAGGTGCTACGCAACGAGATAGGTATGGAGGTTATACCTGTGTCGGAGCTTGCCTCTATCCTATGGAACAAGGCAGTCAGTGTTCAACAATAAGTGTATGAGATATAGGGGTAGACTATGAAGGATGATTTATTAATGTTATTATTTCTATTGGTGCTCGCAGGTATTCATGTGGGTGTATTATTATGGATGATATGGGGTGTGTATTATGTTATCTGAAAGACAGAGGCAGAACCGAAGAAGGAAATTGATGGACAAGCACAAGAAAAAGAGAGGAGGTTTTTACTTTACAACTGAGAGCCAACTCTGTACTATGTACAATACGTATCGTGTTGATCGTGCGTTGGAGATTTATTTATTCAGACCTAACAAGGAGGTTGTATGATGAAGTTTGAAATGAGAGAAACCAAACCGATAAGCGTAGAGGAATTGAAACGTAAACTTGAATCAGTTGGTTTGTATTTCGATGAGGTTGAGTGCGGTATCGAGGGACAAATCTGTTTAGTTTTTGACACCAACGATGAGGAGTATTGGAATGAATAGTTATAAGTTATATGTTAATGTCGAGTACATGAAGGAGGTACAAGCTGAGTGTCATGACGAGGCTTTGCTGATAGCAGAAGAGGCTCCGCTTGATGACTTCTTCGAGTGGAAATGTGTTGATGTCAGAAACCACGTTGAAGAGTTACAAGGCAGACCAGACGAGAAAGACGCACCACCTAGAGGGATAGTATAATGGGTGAAAAACTTACAGAGGAGGAGAAGAAAGAACGCAAGCGTTTAAGGGACAAGCTGTGGTATGAAAAGAACAAGGCACGAAAGAAAGAAGCTCATCGACTATGGCACGAAGCTAACAAGGAAAAGGCTAGAGCTTACAGTCGGGAGTACTATTATAATAACAAGGACAAGTCTAGGGTGCGTCGTGAGAGACGAAGGCAGACTAAGATGCGAGCTAGACCGTCTTGGTATGAGTCAGAGAAGGACGAAATTAAAAAGCTGTATCGAAAGGCTAAAGAGTTGGGGTTAGTGGTTGACCATGTTATTCCATTGAATTCTAAAGTAGTATGTGGTCTACATACTTTATCTAATCTACAACTGTTAGACCCTATTGAGAATAGGAAAAAATATAATTCATTTTTAGAGGAGTTAACATGAAAGACATGACACCGTTCCAATGTGGACAAGAGGATTCATTCTTTAACCGTAAGCTCAACCCTCGCATGGTAGAGGATGGGGTGATCCATACTCTATCTGAGGTTGAGTTGATTAAGGAATACATTGAAGGTTACATAGATACGGAGGAGTTTTATGCGATGTAAATCTTGTGATGCTGTGCTCTCTGAGTATGAGGCAAGCATGAAGTCAGCAGAAACTAAGGAGTTCCTAGACATGTGCGTCAGTTGTGCTAAGGACACAGGCGTACACAGCTACGGTAACACCTCATTGATGCACGAGTACGAGGACTACCCAGAGGACTTAGACCTTGACAATATAAGCGGAGTACTCTACGGTGGTATCAGCGTAGACGATCACTAACTAAAGGAGAAACAAATGGATGACGAATACTACGATCAAGATGGACACGAGTACGAGATGACAGTAGCACAAGAGGAGGCGTGGCAAGAGGAGTCTTATCAGGAGGGGTTGCTGTCTGACTTGTACAACTCAATCAACGGTAACGACTACCCTATCGATAGACAGATCGAGGTGCTACAACGTGCATTCAACATGCGTGGATATAAAATTGTACCGGATCAGTAAATCCATGCTAAAATATTTAACTTAGTTATCAATTAATTATTACTTATTATTATTTATTATGAATAAAATAAAAACACATCAACCATGTAATGACTGTGGCTCTTCAGATGCTTTGACTTACTACGAGAACTCTACCTATTGCTTCTCGTGTAAGACAAGGCACTGGACGGGTGGCAATAATCAAACACAAAGGAACAAGATGACACTCCATTCTACTAAGATGGCAGAACCAGATGACGATGCAGTCTCTAAGACTATCGTTGATCGAGGCATAACCAAAGCAACGTGCGAGAAGTATGGCGTTGTGCAAGACAGTAACAGCTACTGGTTTCCGTATCACAATGACAACGATGTAGTAGCGTACAAGAAGCGTGGCATTGTAGACAAGAAGTTCTCTACCGTAGGTGATTGGAGGGAGGGTGGCTTGTTTGGTCAGCATTTGTTTAACAAGGGCGGTAAGTATGTAACCATAGTAGAAGGTGAGATGGATGCCCTCGCCTGTTACCAGATGCTAGGCAGTAAGTACCCTGTTGTATCAATCAGGAACGGAGCAGGATCAGCAGGTGCTGACATCCGTAAGAACTATGAGTGGCTTGATAGTTTTGATTCCATCGTTGTGTTCATGGACAATGACGATCAAGGACACGAAGCGTCTAAGCAGATAGCTGAAGTCTTTGGTTCTAAGATCAAGGTGTTCAAGTCTACGTCTGAGTTCAAGGATGGTTGCGATTACTTGAGCCGAGGAGATGAGAAGTTATTCTTTGAGAAGTGGTGGCAGTCCGAACGCTATGTACCGGATGGTATCATCGATGGCTCTACCTTGTGGGATGAGGTGTCTAAGCCTGTCGAGAAGAGCATTGTTGACTACCCATTCAGAGGACTCAACAAGCTGTCGTATGGTATACGTGAGGAGCTTGTCACTATCACAGCAGGGTCAGGGCTAGGTAAGTCACAGTTCGTACGTGAGTTAGTGTGGCATGTGCTGAAGAACACAGACGATAACATAGGGCTGATGTTCTTAGAGGAATCAACCAACAAGACAGCACGTTCTATCATGTCACTCCATGCTAACAAGCCATTGCACCTACCTGATGTAGAGTACACCACTGATGAGTTGCGTCAGTCGTTTGATGCTACGCTAGGCACAGGTCGTATGTTCTTGTTCGATCACTTCGGATCAACGAGTATCGATAACATACTGAGTCGAGTTCGTTACTTGGCTAAAGGATTAGGTTGTCGTTTCGTGTTCTTGGATCACGTGTCCATAGTCGTGTCAGCACAGGGGTCAGGTGATGAGCGTAAGTCTATCGATGAGATCATGACTAAGCTACGTATGCTCGTGGCTGAGTGTGGTATCTCGTTGTTCGTTGTGTCACATCTCAAAAGACCTGATGGTAAGGGACATGAGGAAGGCGCTGCCACATCTTTGTCACAATTACGTGGCTCTGGTTCTATTGCACAGCTATCAGACCTAGTGATTGGACTGGAACGTAATGGTCAGGATGATGATCCACTTGAGAGACACACCACTCATGTACGTGTACTCAAGAACAGATTCTCTGGACTCACTGGACCAGCGTGTCGCTTGCTTTATGACTTGGATTCTGGTAGAATGATTGAACGTAAAGACGAAGAGGAAGACGTACTATGAGGTCAATCATCATAGACATTGAGACTAACAGCACAGCCACTCATATCTGGTGTGCTGTTACTAAAGACTTATCAACTAAGGAGGTAAGAGTATGGGAAGAGAAAGATCAATTAGCAGAATACCTAACAGAAAGAAGCACATTGATAGGACACAATATCATAGGGTTCGATCAGCCTGTGCTACAAAAGGTATGGGGTATCGATACAACTCATCACAAAATATCAGACACGCTAGTCATGTCAAGACTACTGAACCCAATCATCGAGGGAGGACATTCACTCAGAGCTTGGGGTCACAGACTAGGAAACTACAAGGATGACTTCAAAGACTTTGATGGTGGGCTTACAGAAGAGATGGTCAGCTATTGTAAACAAGATGTTTCCGTTACCGAGACACTACATAAGCGTCTTAGCAATGATCTATTGGTATGGGGTAACTCATTGGATCTCGAACATCAAGTCGCTCTTATTGTTAAGCAACAGGAAGAGAAAGGATTCAAGCTCGATGTTAAGAAAGCGTTATTCCTTTTGGCAGGTTGGAGGAAAAGACTACACGAAATTGAGGAAGAACTACAAGAAGTTTTCAGACCTATTGTAACACGTAGGTATAGCGAGAAGACAGGCAACAGACTCAAGGACAAAGTAGAAGTGTTCAATCCTGGATCACGTAAGCAGATAGCAGAACGCTTGATGACTCTGGGTTGGCAACCAACTAAGCACACAGAGAAAGGATCGGTGATCGTTGATGAGAAAGTATTACAAACTATTGACTTACCTGAAGCTAAACTCATTGCAGAATACTTACTCGTTCAGAAACGGGTGGCTCAAGTTGAATCATGGATTGACCATGCTGATAACTCCGACAGGGTTCACTGTAAGATCATCACCAACGGAGCAGTGACAGGTAGGATGACTCATTCTAAACCTAACCTTGCACAGGTTCCTCGTGTTGGTAATCCGTTTGGTAAGGAGTGTCGTGAGTGTTGGACAGTAGAGGATGGTAATGTACTGGTAGGTATAGATGCCAGTGGTCTTGAGTTACGTATGCTTGCACACTACATGCGTGACGAGGAGTACACCAACGAGATACTGAGTGGTGACATTCATACTAAGAACATGAAAGCAGCAGGTCTTACTAACAGGGATCAAGCCAAGACTTTTATATATGCTTTTCTTTATGGTGCAGGTCCAGCTAAGATAGGTGCTATCGTAGGTGGTGGTGAACGTGAAGGTAAGAAGTTAATCGATAGCTTCCTTGCCAACACACCAGCACTCAAGACACTGAGACAGAAGGTAGATAGACTAGCTAAACGTGGTTGGCTACCTAGTCTTGATGGTCGTAGGCTCATGGTTCG